AAAAACACGTAACGATCCTAACTCACGTATCCGTCAGGCAAGAAGAAGATGGAAATGTTAATATGAAAAAACTAAACAAAGTAGCTAAAGCTTTAGGCAAAGCTTCCAAGTTACATAAAAGACAATCAAATATTATTAAGAAACATATTAAGGAGATGAAACGTGGCGGATCCAAAAAAAGGAACAGGTAAAAAACCAAAAGGTTCNGGCAGGAGGCTTTATACGGATGAGAATCCTAAAGATACTGTTAGTATTAAGTTTGCGACTCCTACTGACGCTCGTAAAACTGTTGCAAAAGTTAAAAAGATATCTAAACCGTTTGCAAGAAAAATCCAGATTCTAACTGTTGGAGAACAGCGTGCCAAAGTTATGGGTAAATCAAAAGTCGCTGCTATATTTAAGAAGGGAAAGGAATCTATAAGAAATGCTAGATAGATTAGTATATACATTTTTACATTTTATAATGAAATACGCAGGCACATTGAATGCATGGGCTTGGCGTAAACATGTAAAAATAATTGAAAGTAAAAGACAGAAAGAAGATGAAGAATACTTAAAGGAACTAAAGAATAAATTATAGGAGGAAAGATGGATCCAATAAACGTAATATATAAAATACAAAGGCTTATAAAAGAACAGTATCAAGCAATCGGAGAAACAATGATCTCTGGAGGTGTTGACAATATGGAAAAATATAAGTATCTAATGGGACAGGCACATGCCTATTTTAAATTATCACAGGAAATCTCTACCCTGCTAAAACAAGATGAAAAGGAGCAAACAGATGAACAAAAACCAGACCTCACAAACGTCGTCAAGTTCGACACCAAAAATTAAATTAGCACTACAAGAAAAATATAACGAAGAAAATAAAAAAGAAGTAGAAGGCTACGAACGTTTAAAAACAAAAGAGTCAGATAAATTACCAAAACCAACTGGATGGAGAATATTAATTTTACCATTTAAGATGCCTGAAAAAACTAGAGGCGGATTATATCTTGGACAAGAAACAATTGAGAGACAACAAGTTGGTTCTACATGTGGACTTGTTTTAGAAATGGGACCACATTGTTATGATAAAGAAAAATTTCCAGAGGGCCCTTGGTGCAAAAAGGGTGACTGGGTGATCTTTGCACGTTATGCAGGATCACGAATACAAATTGACGGGGGCGAAGTTAGATTGCTAAATGACGATGAAGTATTAGCTACAATCGAAAAACCCGAAGATATACTTCATCAATACTAAACATAGAAGGAGTAAACTATGCAAGAAGACCAAAAAACAGTAGATATCGATACTTCAGGTCCAGCAATGGATGTTGATATCCCTGAAGAAAAAGATCAAGCAGAGATCGAACAGACAGAAGTAAAAGAAGAATCGTCTATTAGACCTGTAGCTGATGAAAAAACACCTGAAGATAAAACTTATGAAAACGAACGTGAGATTAAGTTAGATAATAAAAAAGAAGAGAAAGAAACTAAAGAAGAGAAAGATGAATTAAAAGATTACTCAGATGGAGTACAAAGAAGAATAGCTAAACTAACTAAGAAATGGCGAGAAGCTGAGAGACAAAAAGAAGAGGCAGTTAAATATGCTGAATCTGTAATAGCAGATAATAAAAAATTAGATGCTAAAGTTTCTAAACTTGAACCAGGATACTTACAATCTACAGAAGATAGTATTGTGTCAGGAGTACAAGCAGCACAAGCTAAACTTGCAGCAGCTAGAGAAGCAAATGATTTGAAAGCTGAAGCAGAAGCTTTAACTGCAATATCTGAGCTTGGTTATAAAAAAGCTAAACTTGAGGAAACTAAACTCGCTCAAGCTGAGTATGAAAAAACTAAAAAAGAAAAAAAACCAGAGATTAACCTTGAAAGAAGGCAAGCTTCTCAAGGATCACCAGATCCTAAAGCAGAGCAATGGGCTAGTAAAAATGCTTGGTTTGGACAAGATACCGCCATGACTTATACAGCTTTTGACCTACATAAGAAGCTTACCGAGGAAGAAGGTTATGATCCTTTAAGTGATGAGTATTATTCTGAAATAGATAAAAGAATAAGACTTGAATTCCCGCACAAATTTGCTAATAATGCAGACAATAGGGAAGTTTCGACCAAACCTGTGCAAACAGTAGCTTCAGCGAAGCGAAGCACAAATACTGGTCGCAAAAACACTGTGAGACTCACTTCATCACAGGTAGCAATCGCTAAGAAACTAGGAGTGCCACTTGAAGAATATGCGAAACAATTAAAAATCACGAAGGAGGCGTAAGCATATGAATAATGATAATAAACGAGCATCCCGTGCGAGTCAGACTAGAGAAAAAGAATCTCAACAAAAACAAGTCTGGACTCCCCCGTCATCTTTAGATGCACCCCCTGCACCGACAGGATTTCAGCACAGATGGATAAGAGCTGAAAGTTTAGGATTCCAAGACACAAAAAATGTGGCTGGAAGAATAAGATCCGGATACGAATTAGTTAGAGCTGATGAATATCCAGATTCAGACTTTCCAATTGTTGAAGACGGTAAATACAAGGGAGTGATCGGAGTTGGTGGCCTATTGCTGGCTAGGGTACCGGAAGAGATCGCAAAGCAAAGATCTGAATACTATGTTAATCAACATGGTGAAAAGGTAAAAGCGGTAGACAACGATCTTATGAAGGAACAGCACCCAAGTATGCCTATTAATGTTGATAGGCAGACACGTGTAACCTTCGGTGGCTCAAAGAAATCCTAAAAAGAATTCTTAAACCATCAAGGATAAACTAAAAATGTCTTTAAGGAGGACAATACTATGGCAAACAAAGACGCAGCCTTTGGATTAAGATCCATTGGTAAAGTAGGTCAGAACAGAGACAACCAAGGTTTATCCGAGTACAACATTGCGGCATCTTCAGCTGCGATCTTTCAAAATGATCCAGTTGAAATGGCAACTACAGGTTTTATTACTGTAGCTGCAGCAGGCGATGTTTTATTAGGAACCCTTAATGGTGTTTTCTTCACTGACGCATCAACAAGTAAACCAACGTTTGCGAACCATCTGAAAGCAAGTAACACTGCTTCAGATATCGTTGGCTTTGTGTGTGACGACCCTTATGAAAGATTTGAAATACAATCTAATAAGGCGAGTGGTTCAACACAAGCTGAAGTTGGAATGGTAGCTGACATTGTATACGCGGCTGGATCAACTCATGACTTCGTTTCAGGAGTAGAATTGGATGATTCAACTAAAGCAACGAATACTGGTCAGTTGAAAATAATAGGTGTTTCAAAAGATCCTGATAATAATGAACTTGCTTCAGCTAATGTGAACTGGGTTGTTACTATCAACGAACACTTCTTGAAACAAGTAGCCGGAATATAAGGAGGATAATTATGGCGATAAGTAGAGGACAATTAGTCAAAGAACTCGAGCCGGGATTAAATGCCTTATTCGGTTTAGAGTATAAACGTTATGAGAATCAGCATGCGGAAATATACACTACTGAATCTTCAGACAGAGCGTTTGAAGAAGAAGTTATGTTATCAGGTTTTGCTCAAGCTCAAGTTAAGCCAGAAGGAAGTGGAGTAACTTTTGACAATGCTCAAGAGACTTTCACTGCAAGATATACACACGAAACTGTGGCTCTTGCCTTCGCAATAACTGAAGAAGCTATTGAGGACAACTTGTATGACAGACTTGCTAGTAGATATACAAAAGCATTAGCTAGATCTATGGCAAACACAAAACAAGTGAAAGCTGTTAATCCATTAATTCAAGGATTCAGCACTTTCAAAGCTGGGGACGGAAGCAATTTATTTGCATCTAACCACCCAACTGTTTCAGGTACTGTATCTAACACTTTAGCTACAGCGGCTGACTTGAATGAAACTTCACTAGAGCAATCAATGATCGACATTGCTGCAATGACAGACGAAAGAGGTCTAAAAATTGCTGCAAGAGGATTAAAAATGATTATTCCTAGTGAGCTTCAGTTCACTGCTGAGAGATTAATGAAATCTCAAGGTAGAGTTGGAACAGCTGATAATGATATCAATGCACTTGCTTCTATGGGAATGTTACCTCAAGGTTATAGAGTTAACAATTTCTTAACTGATCCAGATGCATTCTACATCATTACTGATGTGCCAAACGGAATGAAATACTTCGAAAGAGCAGGAATTAAAACTGCTATGGAAGGTGATTTCGATACTGGTAACGTAAGATACAAAGCTAGAGAAAGATACTCATTTGGAGTATCTGACTTCAGAGGTATCTTTGCATCACCAGGTGCTTAATAATTAAAAATCTGAGGCGGGACACAATCCCGCCTCATTTTGAATATAGAAAGGTACAATGCAACCAAAGACATTCAGAATTCAAATATTTGCATATCAAAAACATGCAGATTTTAATATAACCTGCCTCGATGGCCCACTAGATATTGAAAATGCTATAGTTGACAAACTAGGAAAAAATGATATAAAGTGGGAAGATCTCGGAGAGATGCACGATCCGAGAGTTAAAAGAATAACCTATGAGGAGGTTATCGATGGAAAAAATGATGCAACACTTAAACGACCTTTACACGAAGAAAAAAGGTCTGGATCTACAGTGGGAGCAAGAGCATCTTAAAGAGGGTAGATATACTCTCAATATGGTTAAAATAGACCGACAAGTTAGAGAAGTCTTAAGCCATATAAAATTAGCAGAGGCTAAAAAAGAGCATCTTGCTAATAAAATTGAAGACGCTGCTCCACAAGTTTCAGTAGCTACTTAATAAAAAGCTACATCGTTGGAAAAAATCCACTCCACATTTAAGGCTCTCTTGCACTCTATTAAAATCTAGTATATAAATTTATCACTATACAATTATTTAAGAACGTAGACGAGTATAGTCGACGGCCTAGAGACTACGTTCGGAAACTAGGAGGATAATACTATGGCATCAACTACATTTTCGGGACCGATTAAAGCGGGAACGATTAAAGAAACAACTGGAACTACTTTAGGTTCCAATATCAAAAACACAGGACAAGTTGTGATGGCTCAAACTTTTGCAGTAAGTTTAGCAGGTGGAGCAGTTGCAGCAGCAGTTCAAGATGTTGTGATTCCTGCAAAATCACAAATCGTAGATTGTGTGATTGATTTCATAACTGCAGCAAACACTAGTACAAACATTAGTGTTGGTGATACTGTTGGAGGTGCATCAACAATTTTGAACACGTTTGCAAGTGGAACTACAGCTGGTAGAAAGTACCCAACAACTGAAGCAGGTGCTGCTTTAGCTTGGGAAGATGTTGGAGACGCAGACATCAGATTAACTTTCACAAGTTCAGCTTCTACAAACGCAGGTGAAGTTAGAATCACTATTTTGTACCAACAAAATACTGATTTAGGTTAATAAATAATTAATGTGGGGCTTTGGCCCCACATAATTTTTGGAGAAAAAATGAAATCAGATGTAAGAGCAGTTAGAAAAACAACAACAGGTTCTGTATTTGCAGGAAGAACTAGATTAAGAGGAATTATTTTAGCCTCAACAGGTTCTGCAGGTTCAGTTACTTTACAAGACGGAAACTCAGTAACACAATTTCAAGTAGATGTTCCAGCAGGAGATGTATTTGCATATAATCTTGCAGAAGATGGAATTGTATTTGAAGGTGGTATGACTGTTTCTGCTATATCAGCTGCAACGGTAACAGTTATTATAGATAAGTAGGAGGTTAAATGGCTAACACTACCTCTGGCACAACAGTTTTTGAAAAAGGTTTTTCTATCTCTGATATTGTTGAAGAAGCATATGAGAGAATAGGAATTCAAGGTGTTTCTGGATATCAATTAAAGTCTGCAAGAAGATCTTTAAATATATTATTCCAGGAATGGGCTAACAGAGGATTACATTATTGGGAAGTTGCAAACAATAATATTACACTTGTTGCAGATCAAGCAACATATACTATGTTTAGATCAACAAGTGATGGAACTTCAAGTGCGACTGCAGTTTACGGCGTAGACGATGTTTTGGAAGCTTCTTTTAGAAATTCATCTAATGTAGATACACCACTTACAAAAATTAATAGATCAGCATATCAAGCGCTATCAAATAAAACATCAACAGGACAACCTTCACAATTTTTTGTACAAAGATTTATAGATAGAGTTACAATTACTTTATATTTAACACCAGGCACTAGCGAAGCTGGTAAATTTATTAATTATTATTACGTAAAAAGAATTCAAGATGCAGGTGCATATAGTAATGATGCAGATGTACCATACCGATTTGTGCCATGTATGATAGCTGGTCTTGCATATTATTTATCACAAAAATATGCTCCAGGTAGAATACAACCAATGAAATTATTATACGAAGATGAATTAACTAGAGCTCTGCAAGAAGATGGATCTTCTTCAAGTTCATACATAACCCCTAAAACTTACTATCCAAATTTATAATGTCTAATTTAGCAAAAGGAAAATACGCAAAAGCAATATCAGATAGATCTGGTATGGAATTTCCATATAAAGAAATGGTAAAAGAATGGAATGGATCTTTTGTACATGTATCAGAGTTTGAAACAAAACAGCCACAATTAAATCCTGTAAGATTTCCAGGTGATCCACAAGGATTATCTGATGCAAGACCTGCAAGAACGGAACCCGCAACTCAAAACTTATTAAATTCAAATCCATTTAGTTTAGTTTCTAGTTCACAAATTGTTACGGTCACAGAACAAAATCATGGAAGAGCATCAAATGATGTAGTAAGATTTAGAAATGTAGAAGGAAGTCCAGGAGGATTAGCTTTTACAGTGTTTGAAAATGCTTCAGGATTTAGTATAACTAAAATTGATAATAATAGTTATAGTTTTAGTTCAGGCTCAAATGCAACTATAACTGAGGAAGCAGGAGGAATAATGGTTACAGCTGGACCAGTAACTATAACACCATAATGGCATATACACTTACAAACTTACAAGATGATATTAGAAATTACACAGAGGTAGACAGCGGTGTATTATCTACAGGTGTATTAAATACAATTATTAAAAACGCAGAAAACAGAATTTATAGAGAATCTGATTCTGATGATAATAGATTTTATGCTACATCTAATTTAGTTATTGGAAGTAGGTATGTAACAATACCTTCTGATCTTNGAATTATTAGATATGTNCAATTAAAAGANAGTAATAACAAACAAACTTTTTTAGAAAAAAGAGATACAACTTTCATGGCGGAGTTTTATGATACACCAGGAACAGCCTCTGGACTCCCTAAATACTACGCTAATTGGGATGCTAATTTTTGGGTAGTGGCTCCTACTCCAAATGCAGCTTATGAAATTACCCTAGCTTATATTAAACAGCCAACTAGTTTAACAGATTCTTCTGTGAGCTCCACAGGAACATATGTGTCGAATAAATATCAAGATTTACTTTTGTATGGTTCTCTGGTAGAAGCATATGGATACTTGAAAGGGCCGGCAGATATGTTACAATACTACGAAGCTTCTTTCAGAAGAGCTATGCAAACGTATTCTATTGAACAACAAGGTAGAAGACGCCGAGACGAATATCAAGATGGTGCTGTTCGTACTCCTTTAAAATCTGAATCACCATCAAAATACTAAGGAGATAAAATATGGCAAATATAGTACCTGACTCTTTTAAAACAGACCTTTTAAAAGGAACTTTCAACTTTGATTCATCAGGCGGAAGTACTTTTAAACTTGCACTGTATACGTCACAAGCTAATTTTAGTACTTCAACACCTGCATTTACTACTACTAACGAAGTTTCTTCGTCTGGTACAAATTATACAAGTGGTGGAAATACTTTAACTAATAATGGTGTGTCGATCGCAAGTAATATTGCATTTATTGATTTTGCAGATTTAACTTTTTCATCTGTAACTTTAACTGCAACAGGAGCTCTGATTTATAAGGGGACTTCTAATGAAGCGGTATTAGTTTTAGATTTCGGCGGCGCAAAAACTGCAACTAACGGAGATTTCGTTATTCAGTTTCCAACTGCTGATTCTTCTAATGCAATCATTAGACTTGGAAACGCATAATAGATAGGAAACAGTAATGGCATTTGTACTTAATGATAGAGTAAAGGAAACCAGTACATCTACCGGAACTGGCACAATAAATTTAGCTGGAGCAGAAACAGGCTTCGAAACTTTTGTAGCTGGTGTAGGTAGCACTAACAATACGTTCTACTGTATTTCACACGATGGAACTGCACAATTTGAAGTAGGTATCGGAACTGTAACAGACGCAACACCTGATACACTTTCTAGAGATACCGTTATCTCCTCTTCAAATTCAGATAACAAAGTGGATTTTACAGCAGGAACTAAAACTGTGTTTTGTACTTATCCTGCAAAAAGAGCTCCATCTGCAAGTATGACAGCAACNACATATATTAACACACATTCTTCAACAATTTCTGATGTTCAAACTATGGATTCAGGAGTTTTAGCAGGACCAGTAACAGTATCAAATACCGTTACAGTAACAGGAACATTGGTAATATTATAATGAGTCAGATAGAAGTAGATAAAGTAATACCACAATCAGGCACTTCAGTTCAAATTGGAGAAAATGGTGATACAGTTACTATTCCAGCAGGTGCAACTTTAGATGCATCAAATGCTACAACTACATTACCTTCAACTGTTGTTACAACTACAGGAACACAAACTTTAACAAACAAATCTATTGCTGCTACTCAATTAACAGGGACAGTTGCTAATGCTAGATTAACTGGTTCAGGTGCAATTACGATCAATGGTGCATCTGTGGCTTTAGGTGGATCAACTACAATTGCAACAGGAATTTCTTGGCAGTCTGCAGTTAAAACTGCTAGCTTTACAGCTGCTGCTAATGAAGGATATTATATAAATACTAGTGGTGGTGGCATAACACTGACATTACCTGCTTCTCCAAGTAATGGAGATAGAGTAGTATTTATTGATGCTGCTAGAACATTTGACACAGATAATTTAACTATAAATGCTAATGGAAATAAATATCAAGGTTTCACATCTCCAGCACCCGTGTATGATATTGTGGGAACAGCAGTAGATATAGTTTATTCGGGATCAACTTATGGTTGGCTTCCAATAACTGATTCAGCTTCTGTTAATGAAACACCACAAACAGCTACAATTGATTATTTAATTATTGCTGGTGGAGGTGGCGCTGGGAGCACAATTGGAGGTGGCGGAGGAGCCGGAGGAATGATAACCGCTACTGGAATAACTTTTCAAAAAGGAAATACAATGACTGCAACCGTTGGTTCTGGACAAACGAGTTCAACACAAGGGGATACTGGAGGAGTTTCTTCTTTAGCTTCTCCTGGATTACCGGGTGGCACAACAATCTCTACTGTTGGCGGTGGTAATGGTGGTAACCATAATACAGGAAACAATGCTGCTGGTACAGACGGAGGGTCTGGCGGAGGCGGAGGAGCCAATGCTAGTTCAGGTACAAATCAGGGTGGTAACGGAACATCTGGTCAAGGTAATAATGGTGGCTATTCTAATAATGATAATCATGGCGGAGGCGGTGGCGGTAAAGGCGCTGTAGGAGCTAATTCAGCAGGTTCTCCTGCTAATGGTGGAACTGGTGAAGCAAATTCTATAACAGGTTCTTCTGTATCATATGCTGGTGGAGGTGCTGGTGGTTCAAGACAAGGTATGTCAACGGCATCTGGAGGAACTGGCGGCGGAGGAAACGGCGGAAACTATCCTTCAGGAAATGGTGGAAACGGAACTGATGGAAAAGGTGGCGGCGGAGGCGGCCCAAATGGTAATGGTGGAGATGGCGTTGTTATCATCAAATTACCTACTGCTGATTATACAGGAACAACAACTGGTTCACCAACAGTTACACAATCTGGTTCAAACACAATAATAACATTTACAGGAAGTGGAACTTACGTAGGGTAAATTATGGCACATTTTGCAAAATTAGGTATTGGAAATAAAGTAATAAAAGTAGAGGTAGTACACGATGATGTTGCAACTACTGAAGATGCTGGAGTAGAATTTCTAAGAACACTTCATAATGATCTTTATGGTATTTATAAACAATATTCACCAAGAACAAAAGGTGGAGTAAATTCTTCAGGTGGCGAACCATTTAGAAAAAATGCTGCATCTATTGGTATGACCTATGATGAAGCAAGAGATGCTTTTATACCAAAGCAACCTTATCCTGATTGGACATTAAATGAAGATACCTGTCTTTGGGAGGCACCAGTTGCTTATCCTGATGACGGTGAGATATATGAATGGAATTCAACAACTGGCTCATGGGATCAAGTCGGTGGAAGTTAAAAAAATAGAATCGGAGATTATAAAAATGAATGTAGCAGAACACAAATTTTATAAAACAGAGCTTCTAGGCTTGATTGATGAGATGCCAAATAATCCTTTTCAATGGGTTTCAAAATCAGATTGGGACCTACCTAAAAGTTTTGTAAGAAAATATTTAGATCTATTCTATAAAAAAGTAATAAGAACTTCCATGAAGAAATTACAAGATTATTATAAAGCAGATGATTGGAGTATATCTAATGGTTGGTTTCAGCAATATAAAAAAGATTCATTTCATCAATGGCATAATCATGAAGGTGCAAATTTTACAAATGTTTATTTTTTAGAATTACCAGATTCTAAATTTAAAACAAAAATTAAAGTAGGTGATGAGATAATAGAGTATGAAGCAAAGGAAGGAGATCTTATATCTTTTCCTGCATATTTATTACATACATCAGAAAAAAACGGAGATGGAAGAAAAACTGTAATAGCTTTTAATTCCAATTTTAAATATATAGATAAATTATGAGTGAAGTAAAAGTAAATAAAATAAGTCCAAGATCAGGCACTAATGTGCAATTAGGAGATAGTGGTGATACTATAACTGTACCTAGTGGTGCTACTCTTACTTTACCTTCAGCAAATATTGCAAACTCAGCATTACAAGGTTCAGGACAAATTACAATAAATGGTCAAGCAGTAGCTCTTGGTGGATCGGTAACTATATCTACAATTGCTAGACCAACTTATAACTCAGGTCAAAGTTTTACAATTCCACCAACTACAAATACTTCTATAACTATTGCAGGAACTAATTTTCAATCCGTGCCTGTTGTTGAAGCAATAAACTCATCTACAGGTGCAATTACAAGAGCAGTAACTGTATCTTTTACAAGTTCAACTTCTATTGCAGCCGTATTTAATTTAGCTGCAGCATCGTATTTTATTAGAATTGAAAACAATGATGGTGGTGCAGTTAGATCTACAAATGCAGATTTAACAGTATCTACTTCACCAACTTGGACCACATCAGCAGGATCATTAGGATCATTTAGTGCAGGAGCAACTATCTCTGGATTGAATGTTCAAGCATCTTCTGATAGTAATGTAACTATAACTGAAGTAACGTCGGTGTTAACGTCAAATGCAAATACGCCAGCAACGACTATGAATTTAACGTTATCTGGATCTCCAGCAAGCAGTGCAACTTATGCAATAGGTGGTACAGCACCTTCACCTACAAGTGATCAAGCGTACAACTTTACATTAAGAGCAACTGATGCCGAGGGACAGACTGCTGATAGAGCATTTAGTATAACAATATCTGTCGGTGCTAATAACTCAGGAAGGTTTAACTAGGATAATATTATGGCAAACAGTTACTTAAGTAAAACTTTTGGAACACCAACAGATACAAAAAAATATACTATGTCTGTTTGGGTTAAGAGAAGTAAATTAGGTGTTCAACAAAGTATTGCTAGAAGCACAAATGGTAGTGATGATAGCCATGTCTTTACTTTTGATTCTGATGATAAATTAAGATGGGATGAATATGGAAGTTCATCNACAATAGGTGTGTTAAAAACTAATAGAATATTTAGAGATACATCAGCCTGGTATCATGTTGTTTTGTGGTATGACTCAGCTAATGGAACTGCTGGTGATAGAATGAGAATGTGGATTAATGGTGTTGAAGAAACATCTTTTGCAACAGATACAAATCCATCTGTAAATGCAGCTAGTGCTTTTAANAAAGCATCACAACCAATTAANATAGGAAGAACATCATATGGAAGTGGTGGAAGTTATTTTGANGGATATTTAGCACACATGGCTTTTGTAGATGGTTCTAATGTTGCACATACGACATTTGGTGAAACAGATTCTACATCTGGTATTTGGAAATTTAAATCGCCATCTGGTATTACGTGGGGTACAAATGGTTTTCATTTAAAATTTGAAAACTCCGCTAACTTAGGAGTGGATAGTTCTAGTAACACTAGTAACTGGACAGCTAGTGGAGATTTAAAACAATCTTTAGATACGCCGTCAAATGTTCATGCCACATTTAATAATTTATTTGTTCAACAAGCACCAAGCACTACAAACATGGGTAATACAAGAATAGATCAAAGTTCATCTTCTTGGAAATCAAGTTTAACAACCCTTGGAGCATCTTCTGGAAAATGGTATGCAGAATTTAAAGCAGGGACTATTTCTAGTGGCTCTCCATATAAATATAATCAGTTTGGAGTTGTAAATGATGATATAATAACAGGATCATCAGGTAATTTTGGTTATATTGGAGACAGTGCTTATGGTTGGGGTTTAAATTGGAATGGTACCGTTAATCATAGTGATGCAAATCAAAGTGGTACTTTTAGTAGTTTTGCTACTGGAGATATTATCTCTATTGCTATGGATTTAGATAACCATAAAGTGTACTGGAGAAAAAACGATAGTGCATGGATGAATAGTGGAGATCCTACATCTGGTAGCACAGGAACAGGGGCTATTTCAATAGATACAGGTAAAACTTATTTTTTCGCTGCATCTGTATATGCAAATGAATGTTTTGCAAATTTTGGTGATGGGTTTTTTGGCACAACAGCTATAACTTCTGCAGGTTCAAATGGTAATGGATCTTTATTTGAATATGATGTACCATCTGGATATTACGCATTGAATACAAAAAATATTAACACTTATGGATAAAAATTATGGCATATAGTACAATTTCAAAACCTGGATTACACGTTAACACTGTACTTTATACAGGTACTGGTTCAGAGTTAGCAATAAGTGGAGTAGGATTTCAACCTGATTGGGTATGGATAAAAAGAAGAGACGCTACTGCTAATGGTGGAATGTTTGATGTAGTTAGAGGTGCAACAAAATTAATATCTACAAGTCAAAATGATGCAGAACAAACATTAGCTCAAAGTTTAAAATCTTTTGACAGTGATGGATTTACATTAGGCACAGGTCCAAATGGATATGTAAATACAAATTCAAGTTCAACAGTTGCCTGGAATTGGAAAGCAGCAAACTCTCAAGGTTCATCAAATACTGATGGCTCTATCAACACTACTTACACATCTGTTAATGCTACTGCTGGATTTTCAATTTCAAAATATACTGGTACTGGAAGTAATGCTACTGTAGGACACGGTTTAGGTGTTGCACCAAAAATGATTATTTTTAAAAATACAAACTCAACTAGAGATTGGGGTGTATATCATGCAGCGATGAATGATCCTGATGCTTATTTAAGTTTTAATCAAGATTATGCAAAAGAAGATAGTTATAATTTTTCTAATAATACAGCACCAACAAATTCTGTATTTTCCGTTGGAACATTAAATAGTAATAATGGTTCATCACAAGAATATATAGCCTACTGCTTTGCAGAAAAAAAAGGCTATTCAAAATTTGGAAGCTACAAAGGAACTGGAAATGCGTCAGGCCCATTTATTTATTTAGGATTTAAACCAGCAGTTGTTATTATTAAACAAACAAATACTGCTAATCATTGGTATATGTGGGATAATAAAAGAGATCCAGATAATCCAACAGCTGTTTATAATCGACCTGATACCGCTGGTGCAGAAGGAAATTACGAGTGGCTAGATTTTGTTAGTAATGGAATAAAAATTAGAAATACAAGTAGTGGTGCTAGTACAAATGGTGGAACATATATTTATATGGCTTGGGCAGAAGAACCTTTGGTAGCTAACGTAGGATCAGGAGTACCAGCAACGGCAAGATAATTATGAGTAGTATATTAAAAGTAGATACGATACAGGATCAAAACGGTAATCTTATCATCAGTAAAGATTCTGGTGGTGGAGGTTTTCTTAGTCCTTATGCATCTTCAACTGCTCCAATAGTATACACAGTTACAGTTGCAACTAAAACTACAGCACATCCTTATAGTGGTGTTGGTAGTTCTAACGCATATTTTATAAATGGTATCGAAGCACCTATTATAGAATTAAAAGGTAATGATACAGCAAAGCCTTATTATTATAAATTTGATCAATCAGATGCTTCTAATGGAAATGGTGGCGGACACCCTTTAAGATTTTATGTTGATGCTGCTAAAACTACACAATTTACAACAGGTGTAACTACATCAGGAACACCAGGTCAAGCAGGCGCACANACTACAATCGCTGTGGATAAAGACACACCAAGCATTTTATATTACCAATGTTCATCACATGCACACATGGGTAATCACACAATACATAATTCACCTACAATTAACACAGGTGCATTTTTAAAATTACCAGTAACTGATGGCACAAACGGACAAGCGATAATTACAAACGGGTCTGGAACATTATCTTTTTCTACTGTAGAGGAAACTAAACCTACTGTTGCAAATGTTTCTCAAACTATTGCGCCAGCTACAGCTACGACAATAAATATTACTGGAACAAATTTTGTTTCAATACCAAGAGTTGAGTTTATAAAAACAGATGGATCAGTTACAAATGCTAACACTGTAGGTTTTACGAGTGCAACTTCACTATCAGTTAATGTAACTTTAGCACTTGGAAACTATTTTGTAAGAGTAGAAAATCCAAATGGTATGGCTGGTAGATCAACAAACAATATTCTTACTGCATCAACTGCTCCTACTTGGACAACAAATGCTGGTTCTCTTGGAACAATAGCTGGTAATTTTTCAGGAACGGTAGCAACTGTTGCAGCAACTTCAGATTCTACTGTAGCTTATTCAGAAACAACAAACGTATTAACAAATGCTTCACAAGCAAATTGTACTTTAAATTCATCAACAGGTGTGATAACTACTAGTGACTTTGGTGGTTCAAGCACATCAGCACTTACTTATACTTTTACGTTAAGAGCTACAGATGCTGAAGGTCAAACTGCTGATAGAGTGTTTACATTAACATCTAGCTTTGGAGCTACAGGAGGAGCACAGTTTAACTAATGGCTAATACTTATTTAACAAGAACATTAGGTACACCAACAAGTTCTAAAATAGGAACTTTATCTTGGTGGCAAAAAGGAGCAACTACTGACACAACACAATACATTTTAGCTTGTGAAAGTGGTAATGAAAGATTACTTTGGTATATGACATCAGGTAGATGGCAAGGTGGATTAAGAGCATCATCAACTCCACCTGATATTGATTTTACTTTAAGTGGAACACCAAGATTTAGAGATCCTAATATGTGGTATCATTGTGTTTTATCATGGGATAGTTCACAAGGCTCAGCGTCTAATAGAATAAAATTTTATGTTAATAATGTTGAATATACTGTTGTTGGTAATGGTACAAGTGGAGTAAATGATATTCCACAAGACCACACTATGCCAATGAACAAAAGTGGATTACCATTTAGAATAGGTTCTACAATAGGTGGTGGTAGTTATTTTGTAGGATCTATGAGTCACATGCACTTTGTTGATGGCATTCGTTATGCGCCAACAACTTTCGGTGAAACAGATTCAACAACTGGCGAATGGAAAATAAAAGACGATCCATCTGGTATTACTTATGGTAATAATGGTTTTTGGTGGTTAAAAAATACTAATGCTCTTACTGATAGTTCACCTAACTCAAATACACCAACACAAGGTGGAGCTGGACTTACTCTTACACAAGATAATCCAAGTGACAGTTTTGCAACTTTTGATACTTTGAGATATAGTGGATCTGATTACAGTTTTGGAAACACACATTGCCTTACAGTATCTGGAAGTTATGCATCTAGACCAACTTATTCTAGTTTAGGAATGCAATCAGGAAAATACTATGCAGAAATAAAAGTTCCAGCGCCAAACACTGGAAGTCCACAACATGCTTTAATTGGTATTACAGGTAGAAATATACCTAATGTTACAGGAAGTGAGCAATACATACATTTAGGTTCTCAATCACAGGACTATGCACTTCATGCTTTTAACGGTAACATGATGAATAATACTGGAAGTAGTAATAGTGGTACTACTTATGCAGGGACTTACACAACAGATGATATAATTGGAATAGCAGTTGACTTAGATAACAATAAATTATATTTTTCAAAAAACGGTGTTTGGGCAAATGGTTCAGGTGGTTATGGAAGCTCAACTTTTGACGCTGCTGTTGGAGCTATTACTATTGCTGCTCCTACTACAACTCAAGAACGTTTTTACTTTTTTGCTGTAGATGCATATCATTATACTCCAAGATATAACTTTGCAGCTAATTTTGGTAATGGGTTTTTTGATAGCACAGCAATAACTAGTGCAGGAACTAACGCAAGTGCAAAAGGATTATTTGAATACGATGTTCCAAGTGGATTCACCGCTTTATCAACAAAAGGATTAAACTCATAATGGCATATAGTACAATTACAAAAGGTTCAGCGCATTTTAATACAGTCGCTTATACAGGCAATTCATCTACATTAAATGTAACTGGCGTAGGATTTCAACCAGATTGGGTTTGGATTAAAGATAGAACTTCAAGTGGAGATGACTATGCTATGTATGATGCTGTGAGAGGTGTAACAAAAAGAATTCGTTCAAATCAAAATGATGCTGAAAATACAGAATCACAAGGATTGACAGCATTTGGAGCTGATGGATTTACTGTTGGTACAAGTGGTGCACATAATGGTAATGGAGATACTTTTATATCATGGAACTGGAAAGCTGGTGGCGCAGGCACAACAAATAATGATGGTTCTATACAATCGACTGTTTCAGTAAACAACACAGCAGGATTTAGTATTGTAAAATATACTGGGTATGGAGGAACATCTACAGTTGGACATGGTATGAATGTTGCACCAACTTTATTAATAAATAAAAATATTGAAAGTGGTTCTACAAGTTGGTTTGTTGGAGGTTGG